GCAGCAAACGCCTCGAATACAGCAACTAAACATATTTTAAATGCTGCATTATATTTAACATTAAAGACATGTGAAAATATATCACTTAGAGTTTCAGATATGCTGGATTTTGAATTAACTAATGATTCATTAAAAGCTAGTATTGGTAAGTTTAATGTTGCTACATTACAAGAAATAGATAATTTACATCTATATGATTTTGGTGTATTTTTAGATTTAGAACCTGAAGAAGAAGAAAAAGCTATGCTTGAGCAAAATATTCAAATGGCTTTACAACAAAATCAAATATTCCTTGAAGATGCTATTGATATTAGAGAAATTAAAAATTTAACACTAGCTAATCAAGTGTTAAAATATAAGAGAATGAAAAAACAGCAAGCTGATCAAGAAGCTCAAATGGCAAACATTCAAGCTCAAACTCAGTCTAATGCTGAAGCTGCAGAGAAAGCAGCAATGTCAGATGTTCAAAAAGCTCAAGCAATGAATGAAACAAATGTTCAGTTTGAAAAAGCTAAATCTGATCTTGAAATACAAAGAATGCAAACAGCTGCTCAAATTGAAGAACAACAAATGGCTCAACAATTTGAATATGATATGAAGCTTAAGGAAGCTGATTTACAAAACCAAAAAGTGAAAGAAAAACAAATTGAAGACCGTAAAGATCAAAGAACTAGAATACAAGCTAGTCAACAGTCTCAAATGATAAATCAAAGACAGAATGATTTATTACCTACTGATTTTGAAACACAAAATGTAGGAGAAGAAATAGATGAGATTTCTTAATCTATTATTAATTATTATTATATTATATTATGTCAGAAACAAAAGAGAAAGCTGGAAAGCTTAAGGTTAAAAAACCTAAAAACTTAGCAAAAAGTGATGAACCTATAAAAGTAGATTTATCAAAACCAGTTGAAAAAACTGAAGAAAAAATAGAAAAACAACAAGATGCCATTCAAGTCGGAGAAACAAAAGAAATACCTGATGATAAATCATCCGGAGATATACCGAAGGTGGAAATTAAAGGAGGAGAATCCGATAAAGAGTCCGCTCCCGTTGTTGAATCTAAAGAAGAAGAAACACCGGTAATTGAAGAAATAGTCGAAGAACCTGTAAAAGAAGAAGAGGTTGTCGAAATCGGTGATAAAATGGAAACTCAAGATAAACCAGAAGCGGTTATATCTCAAGATGTTCCTAAAGAAAATATACCTACGCTACCAGAAAACATTGTTAAAGTTGTAGACTTTATGAATGAAACTGGTGGAACACTAGAAGATTATGTAAGATTAAATCATGATTATTCTAACGTAGACAATGATACTCTATTAAGAGAGTATTATTCGCAAACGAAATCACATTTAGACTCAGAAGAAATTAACTTTTTAATTGAAGATAATTTTTCATGGGACGAAGATGTAGATGAGCCGCGAGAGGTGCGTAAAGCAAAACTCGCATATAAAGAAGAGGTTGCAAAAGCTAAACAGCATTTAGAAGGTTTAAAGAGTAAGTATTACGAGGAAATTAAATTAAATCCTGGTATTACTCCAGAACAACAAGATGCAATGAACTTTTTCAACCGCTACAATGAAGAGCAACAAGTAGCACAACAACAACATGAAACGTTCAAATCTAATACTAAAGATTATTTCGGTCCCGAATTCAAAGGTTTTGATTTTTCAATAGGAGAAAAAAAGTTTAGATATGGAATTAAAAACGTAAATGATGTAGCTGATAAACAGTCCAATATTACCAACACAATTAAGAAGTTCTTAGATAAAGAAGGTAACGTGCAAGACGTAAAAGGTTATCATAAAGCTATTTATGCCGCTGAACATGCTGATACTATAGCACAACATTTTTATGAGCAAGGCAAAGCCGATGCAATTAAAGATTTGAGTGCACAATCTAAAAACATAAATACGCAACCTAGATCTAGTAATCCAGGTGATGTATTTGTTGGAGGATTAAAAGTTAAGTCTATTAGTGGTATGGATTCTTCAAAATTAAAAATCAAAACACGTAAATTTAACTAAAACTTTTAAATTATTATGGGATCAATTAATCCAGTATTTGGGGCGATAATACCGTCTCAAGTACAACAAACTTTACAAAGCAACTACTTGTCTTTCAACGGTGGAGCTAATGACTTTGCTCAGCAGTATCTTCCAGAGATTTATGAACAAGAAGTTGAAAGATATGGAAACAGAACCTTAGGTGGTTTCCTTAGAATGGTTGGCGCTGAAATGCCAATGACGTCTGATCAGGTTATCTGGTCTGAACAAAACAGATTACACATCTCTTATACAGGTGTAACTGGACCTGGAGCTGGTTTAGCTGTTTTTAATGTACCAACAAACAACGGTACTATTCAAAACGCTATAGCTCCTAATGATACTATTGTTGTAATGAACCCTACTACAGGTGTCGTATTAAAAGGTATCGTAGATTTAACTGCGGCTGGTGCTGGTACAACTACAAATGTAACTGCTTATCCTTTTACTGCTGCTAACTGGGACGGATTGTTCACAGGTGGTGTAGCTGCTACGGACCTTAAAATATTTGTTTATGGTTCATTATTTGCAAAAGGATCTGATAGTGGATCTTTCTCTGTAGAACCTCAATTCACACAATATTCTAATCAGCCGATTATCATCAAAGATAGATATGCTATCAATGGTTCTGATATGGCTCAGATTGGTTGGGTTGAAGTAGCTACTGAAGATGGAACTTCTGGATACTTATGGTATTTAAAGTCTGAGTCTGAAACAAGACTAAGATTTGATGATTACTTAGAAATGGCTATGGTTGAAGGTGAATTAGCTTCTGGTGCTGGTGGTGTGAGCTTTGCTGCTCAAGTCGCAAACATACCAGGATTTGCTTTCGCTGGTGCTGCTGCTCACGGAACAGAAGGTTTATTCGCTGCGATTACTGCAAGAGGTAACGTATTTAGCGGATTTGCTGGAGCAACTGGTATTTCTGACTTTGATCAAGTACTTAAAAACCTTGATACTCAAGGTGCTATAGAAGAAAATATGCTTTTCTTAAATAGAGATATGGATTTAGAATTTGACGACATGCTAGGACAAATTTCTGCAGGTGGTCTAGGTGGTGTAGCTTATGGTTTATTTGAAAACTCAGCTGACATGGCTTTAAATCTTGGTTTCTCTGGTTTTAGAAGAGGTTCTTATGACTTCTATAAAACTTCATGGAAATACTTAAACGATGCTTCTACAAGAGGTGCTGTTACAGTAAATAATATCGATGGTGTTCTTATCCCTGCTGGAACTTCAACTGTTTATGACCAAATTCTTGGTACAAACATTAGAAGACCATTCTTGCACGTAAGATATAGAGCTTCTCAAGCTGACGACAGAAGATATAAAAACTGGATCACTGGTACTGCTGGTGGTGCTTACACTTCTGAAGTTGATGAGATGGTAGTTAACTGGTTATCTGAAAGATGTCTAGTAACTCAAGCTGCGAATAACTTCGTATTATTCCAAAATTAAGATTATTCTTATTAAAAGCAAAGGGAGCTTCGGCTCCCTAGGCTTTTATTTTATTAAATTATTATATTATATTATATCATGGCAAAACAAAAACAAGAAGTATTGGTTGAAGAACCAGTACAAGTAAAACAAAAAGTAGAGGTTAAACAACCTCAAAAACCTAAGTGGGAAATAAAAGATAGAACATATCTTTTACTACACGATCAAGCTCCTTTAACATATAGATTAGCATCAAGACATTCTACGAGACATCCTCTATTATGGTTTGATGAAGCAAAAGGAGAACAAAGAGAATTAAGATATGCAACCAATCAAAATTCACCATTTGTAGATGAACAAAAAGGTGAAGCAACTATGGGGCATATCATATTTGAAGACGGTGTTTTAACCGTAAAAAAACAATTACAAAACTTACAAAAACTTTTATCTTTGTATCACCCTAGAAAAGGTGCTACATATACAGAGTTTGAACCTACTGTACAAGCTAAAAATGAAGTAGAAGAAATTCATGCAGAAATTGATGCATTAATGTTTGCAAAAGAAATTGATATTGATCATGCTGAAGCAATACTACGAGTAGAAAAAGGTTCATCTGTTTCAGAAATGAGTTCTAAAGAAATCAAAAGAGATTTACTTTTAATGGCTAAGAAAAATCCTTATGCATTTATGGCTATAGCTAACGATGAAAATGTTGGTTTAAGAAATACAGGGATTAAAGCTGTTGAAAACGGTTTAATTAAACTATCACAAGATCAAAGAACATTTTTATGGGGATCAAATGATAGAAAACTTATGACTGTTCCTTTTGATGAAAATCCATATTCAGCATTAGCTGCATGGTTTAAAACTGACGAAGGCGTAGAAGTTTTTAAAACAATAGAGAAAAAGTTATAATAACATGTAACTATAATTATAATAGCGGGTCACTTCGGTGACCCAGCTGTTATTCACATAAAATATTAAAATGGCAATAAACGTAAACACTGTATACCAAACCGTTTTATTAATACTAAACAAAGAACAAAGAGGTTATATGACGCCTTTAGAGTTTAATAAAATAGGTGCTCAATCTCAACTAGAAATATTTGAAACATATTTTGATAGTTTAAATCAACAGTTACGTGTGCCACAAGCAAACACGGATTACGCTGATAGAGTCGTAAATCTTGATGAAAAAATCTCTATCTTTAAAGATTATGGAAACGCTACATCAGTATCTTCGAGTAACGTTTTTAACTTACCTAATCAATATTCGGGAACTTCTTCCGCAACACAACAATTCACAGCAAACCCTCAAAGTCAAACTTTCACACTATCTGGTAACGCTTTAGCTTTATCTAATGCAGGTGCTATTACAAATGTTTTTGTAAACGATATAGAACTAGCTTCTACAGCTTATAGTATAAGTGGTGCTACTTTAACTATATCTAGTACTATTACTTTAAACGACATTGTTGTTATAAATCTTTATCCAAAAGATTTTTATAGATTAGGTCAAGTATTATATCAAGCAGGTGCATTACCTACTGAAGAATTACAAAGAGTTGATAGAGGAGAATTATATCATTTGTTAAGTTCTAATTTGACAAAACCTACAACTGTAAATCCAATTTATATATACGAGAATAATCAACTAACAGTTTATCCTACAGAAATAACTAGTGACTTAAGTGTTAGTTATATAAGAAAACCTATACCTCCTATCTGGTCTTTTCAATCAGGGGCTCAGTACACATTTCAACCAGTGTCTTCTTGCAACTTCGAGTTACACTCTGCTGAACAAATAGAATTAATATTAAAAATATTATTATATGCTGGTGTTGTAATTAAAAATCCAGAAATAATACAAGTTGCAGCTTCACAAATTCAACAAGAAAATATAAATCAAAAAAGTTAATAAGTTATGCCTATACCTAATGGTGGTTTAATCACCGAAACTAACAGACAATATTACGCTGGAGCACAGCAGTTTAACACAGCGGCAACAGCAAGTGTAGGTCAAACATTTACAAGTACCTTTGATACTAATTTAGCTTTTGGTGGATCAGATCCTGCTTCTGCAGGTTATAACCAAAATAACTTTAAAATATTTACAAGTCCAGATGCTAATGTTTGGACTGAATTAATACCAACTGCAGCTATATCTTCAACTACAGGTAAGAATACAGCCGCTACAGTAAACGTAGGTAACCCATCAACTTTACCTTTAACAGTAACTAATGCAGATGTTTTAAAAGACATGACTGTTGTAAATGCTTCTACAGGAGCCGTTTATGGAACTGTTTTAGCAGATCTTCCTATTGGAAACACTAATGTATCTTGTAATATAACAACTCAAATCCCCGCATCTACGGATTTAAGATTTCAATTTGCTAGTCCTTGGACTGAGGCAAATGATATAGTTACTGTAAATGCAAAATTACCAGCATCTACGTATCTTAAAATTCAAATGAATGAAGATACAATATGGGACATGCATGGTAGTTATGAATACATAAGATTAGATGATGTTATAAATAATTTTTTAGTAGCTTACGTGGGTCCAGGTAAACTAATACCTAGTGTAAAAAGAACTGATGTAATATTTCACGCTAAACGTGGGTTACAAGAGTTCAGCTATGACACACTAAAAAGTGTAAAATCACAAGAATTAACTATCCCTGAAAACTTATCACTTATAATACCTCAGGATTATGTTAATTATGTAAGGTTATCTTATGTGGATAATATGGGTGTTCAACACACTATATTTCCAGCAAATGAATTAACCTTAAGACCTTATGCTACTCCAGCTCAAGATAATGATGGTATACCAACTCAAGACGATGCTAATTCTAATTTAGAAACAACTTCTCAAATAACAGAAAAATGGGATGCTAATAACCCAAGAAAAATTAGTGGAGCTTATATAAACGATTATACTATAGCTGATGTTTATTGGACAAGTTATTATGATGGTGCTTTAGGCCAAAGATATGGTTTAAACCCAGAAACAAGTCAAAGAAATGGTTGGTTTATAATTGATGATAGAAAAGGTGTATTTGCTTTTTCAAACAATTTAAAAAACAAATTAATGATATTAGAATATGTATCAGATGGTAATGCTTATGATTTAGATGCAAGAATACCTAAGATGGCTGAAGAAGCTTTATATTCTCATATATTATACTCAATATTATCTACAAGTGTAGGTATACAAGAATATATCGTTCAAAGAGTTAAAAGAGAACGAAGCGCTAAATTAAGAAATGCTAAAATTAGATTATCTAATATTAAACTTGATCAAATAATTCAAGTTATGAGGAATAAATCTAAATGGATTAAATATTAAATATGGCTGAAATTAAAAATAGTTTCTTAAAGTCCAAGATGAATAAAGACTTGGATGATAGACTAGTACCTAATGGTGAATATCGTGATGCGCAGAATATATCTGTAGGTAAATCAGAGTCTGATGATATTGGTGCGTTAGAAAACGTATTAGGTAATGTTTTAGTTACAGGAACAGATTTAGGTAATGCTGATTTAGAAATTATAGGTTATTTTGCAGATGACAATAATAGCATTGTTTATTTATTTTTAACTGATAATACAAATCATTATATATATAAATATGCAGACAATAATTATAGTAAGTTAGTAGAAGGATCATTTTTAAATTTTAATAAAACTAAATTAATTACAGGTATTAACTTAGTAGAAGATTTATTGTTTTGGACTGATAACTTAAATCAACCAAGAAAAATAAATGTTACTAAATCTTTAGGATATTATACACAAGAAAGTGATATATCAGTAGCAAAATATAATCCCTATCAACCTTTAGAGGTTATGAAAAAAGTAGAGGTTATAGCTGATGCTATTTCAAGTGGAACAACTATTAATATACCTGCGGCAAATGCTAATATATTACCAGGTATGCTATTAGTAAGTAGTAAAGCTGCAAATGGTCAAGCTGGTATCACAGCTGGTGAATATATTTATGTAACCGCAAATGGAGGTGGAACTGCTATAACTGTTAACGTTGCTCCAGCTTTAGCTGTAGCTGTTGGAGATACGCTTATTTTTGTAGAAACAACAATGACAGGAGAACATATATCTCCTTTTTTTAATGGAGTACAAATGCCTGGAACTCCTAATTGGCCAGGTGATCCAGATTATTTAGAAAATAAATTTGTAAGATTTAGTTACAGATTTCAATTTGATGATAAAGAATATTCTTTAATGGCTCCATTTAGTCAGCCAACTTTTATTCCAAAACAAAAAGGATATTTTTTAGGTAGTGGTGGTGGAAGTCCTGCGGCCAAAGACGAAAATGATTCTTATATTAGTACTGTAGTAGAGTTTTTTGAAAATGCAGTTCAAGATATAGATTTAATTATACCTTTACCTGATATAGTAAATAATTTAGGTATAGCAAACTCTGATACATATAAAATAGTTAATTTAGATATATTATATAAAGAGGCTGGTAGTAGAACTGTAAAAGTTGTAGATACTATTAATATTGGGAATGCTACAGGAACAACAGACAGCTTTACATATAATTATATTTCTTCAAAACCTTATAAAACTTTACCCGAAAGACAAACAGTAAGGGTTTATGATAAAGTCCCTGTAAAAGCATTATCTCAAGAAGTTTCAGGTAATAGAGTTATGTATGGTAATTTTCAAAGTCAACATACTCCTCCTAGCGCAATTAATTATCAAGTAGGTGCTAGCGAAAAAAGCGCACCTACAACAGGTGAAACAGTAACAGAATTTTTCAATTGGGTAGAATATCCTAATCATACTTTAAAGCAAAATAGAAATTATCAAGTTGGTTTTATATTAGCTGATAAATTCGGAAGACAATCTTCAGTTATTTTATCATCTAATGATACATATAAAACCTCTGGTAGTATTGATTATGGTGGATCAACAATATATCATCCATATAGATCAAGTACACAAAACTTAAAAGAATGGTGGGGTGATGCTTTAAAAGTATTAGTTAACGAAAGTATAAGTAGTGATACAGCCAACGATGGCGAACCTGGTTTATATGCTGTACCCATAGAGAATGGTTTTAATATAACTGGAACTCCTGTTATTACCAATACAACATATACTTTTGAATTAGCCGGCGGAGCTGCTACAACAGGTTTACCAGTAAATAATTCATATTTAAGAGGTGAATATACTGATTTCGTAAAAGTTACTAATAGAACAGGAGCAGGAACAGCTTTAGACCCATATGTAGTCACAACTGATGGAAGAGTAAATGAATTTTTATATGAAAAAAATATATTAAACACGCCAGATATAAAATTTACTTACACTTTACCAAATCCTTTAGGTTGGTATTCCTATAAAATAGTGGTAAAACAACAAGAACAAGATTATTATAATGTTTATTTACCTGGTATTGTAAAAGGTTATCCTGATCAAACAGGTGTAACTCCAAAAATAGATTTTCCTGTAACACCTACAGGATCATTTATATCTAATACAGTACTTATAAATGATAACATTAACAAAATTCCAAGAGATTTAAATGAGGTAGGACCAGAACAAAAACAATTTAGAAGTTCAGTAAGATTATTTGGTAGAGTAGAAAACACTATTACAGCAGCAACCCCTAACACTGATCCTGGTGTTGCAAGTAATATTCAATATTTTCCAGGTGTTTTATCTGACACAGCTATAACAATAGCCGCAGGAACTGATGCTAATATGGCTTATGAATTGTTTTCAGATAGTCAAGCGGCCGGACAACAGCTTTACTCTAGTTTATCTACCACTGGCCAAGCTAGCATGTATCAATTAGATTCTAATCCTTTGATTGCTAGATTATCAACCTCTAAAGATATAGGTGCACCATCAACAGCTACAGCTAATGGAGCAACTCCTAGTATGGTACCCTTTTTAGCAATCTATGAAACAGAACCTGTAGATTCTGTTTTACAATTATTTTATGAAACTTCAACAGCAGGTTTAATAGCCGATTTAAATGCTGATGTAGAAACTGGTTTTGATGGTGTAGCTGGTTTAGAAACATTATCATATTCACAAAATGAAAATATGGCTGCTAGCATTGATATAACAGCCGAGTTTAGACCTGAAAATAATCAAGGAGCTCCTTTTAATAATACAGCAATATCCACTGGTTATCCACAAATAACAGTAGTTGATGGATCTGGCGTTCAAAGAGCTTCTGGAGATATTAATAATCCTTCAGGAGATTTTAAAATTGTAACTTCAAATACAGGTTATAAATTACAAACAAATAATAATTCATTTGTTTTTGGAAGTGATGGAGCTACAAAAGAAGTATATACCACACAATTAACGTGGAAAGTAGATGCTACAGGAGATATTAGTACCACAACTTCTACAGGATCTTTAACTAATATTGCTCCTGAATTTACCGCTGGAGCAACGTTACCAGATGTAAGTTCTGCTGTAGATGCAGGAAATTCTGTAAATGATCCAATAGTTACAAGAGGAGGTAATAATGGTTCTAACAGTAATAGTATATCAGGATTATTATATAGTATCTCAGCTGGTAATACTAATAATTATTTTAGCATAGAATCTACCACAGGTAAAATTTGGAAATCTAGTAACACACCTATTGGTGTTTATACTTTAACATTAAAAATAGAAGATGCAGTTCTTAATGGTGTTCCACAAACAGGTAGTTTAAATATAACTAAAACTCAAGAAATAACTGTTGGAGCTACAGCGGTTAATGCAGGTATAAAATCGACATGTAGAAATGTTGGTAGTGCTGGGAATGCCGCTAACAATCAGTTGTCAGCTCCTATAAATGGCTCTGCTGTTGTTGGAGTATGGTATCTTAGTGATAGCACTTTAGCTTCTAATGATTTACCAGTTACACCCACACCAGCTTCATCAGGTTTTTCACAAGGAGGTGGATTCAAAATAGGTAGTGCATTATCACAAGGTACAGTAGTTTTCCAATGTATAATACAACAATCATTCACAAGTAATGGTGGAGATGCTTTCTTTACTAACACAGAAGGTGGGGTAACATGGAAAGTTTATTATAGAGATCCAAACGGCGCTAATAGTTGGAATCAAATTGCTGATGTAAACAACTTTGATCAAAATCCGGTTGCTGCAACAGGTTTACTTACTAATAGTACTTTAGATGCAGGAGATGCCGTAGGGAAACAAGCTTCTGTAGCTTTTGCTTTTGATGAAGTTGGTGAATATGCGGTATGTGCTACAGAATTAGTAACAAACATGGCTCAAGTAAATGCAGATTCTATTTGTGCTTGGGTAAATTCAAATGATTTGTATTATAGTGATTGCGTAATAGAAAACGCAGTTGAAGTTTCAGATAGTGGAACTCCTAAAGCTTATAAATATGACGTATCATCTACTCAAACATCTTATGGATGTGTTGCTACAACATCTACTCATTATTATGCACCGATGCCTTATGCTCAGTATGTAGATTTATTTTATAGTAATGTTGGTCTCACGCTTCCAGTAACACCTGGTTCTAATGAATTTAGAACATTTAATACAGATACAGTATCAACAGAACCTTTTGATCAAGTTAAAGTATCTGCAAAGTTTGGGACAGATGGTGTTAAATTTGCACCAACTCTTTCTGAAAAAGTTTGTAACTCAGGCGCATATGCAGTTGCTTGCCAAAGTGGATTTACTGTTTGTTCACAACCAATGCCAGGTGCAACAGGTTGGGTGTAATAATGATAAAAAATAAGTGATAATAAAAGAATATGGCTGCTACATTAGAATTAAAATATTTTAACTCATATTGGTTGAAGAAAATTAAGACAGTAGTTGACGCTAATCCAGCGCCCACATCGCCATATAATGATGTTCCTAGACTTTATTCTAATACAAACCCTAATGACTGGTATATAGAAGAAGCTAGAATTAGAGGAGGTTATAATAACACTATTACTGATTTAGGTGTTAAAGCTCATATTGTAGAAGATAATCCTAATAATCAAAACAGATTTAATACTATAATATACTCAGGTGTATTTAATTCTAGAACAGGTATAAATCAAACAAACGAATTTTCAGTAGGTGAAGATATAACAAGATCAGTAGATCCTGCACATGGTAGTATCCAAAAACTATATGCAGAAGATACCAATTTAATAATTTTCCAAGAAGACAAAGTTAATAGAGCGTTAATAGATAAGGATGCTATTTATTCAGCTGAAGGTAATGCATCAGTAACAAGCTCTCGCTTAGTCATAGGTCAAATAGTTCCTTATCAAGGAGAATATGGTATATCAACTGATCCCACAAGTTTTGCTATATATGGTTATAGAAAATACTTTACAGATAGAAAAAGAGGTTGTGTACTTAGATTATCAAGTGCTGGAGAGATTGTAGAAATATCTGGTTATGGTATGCATGACTTTTTTAGAGATAATTTAACATCTACAGCAACCAATAAAATCGTTGGTGGTTGGGATATGCACACTAAAAACTATATATTATCTATACAAACTTCTCCTACTAACTTTGTTGGTCAAACAGGTGGATCTATAACACCAGTTGGTACAGACGTAACATTAACTTTAAATGCCGCTAATACAGATGTAAAAGCTGGTATGTATATTTATCAATATACATTAAGTGGACAAATAGTAGGTGAATTACTTGGTAGAGTTAGATCTGTTGTTTCCTCTGGTAATCCATCTTCTTTTAAATGTGATATTACTAATCAAATAGCAGCTTCAGCAACAATAGCTTTTCAAGCTAAAAATTATGAAACTTTATCATTTGATGAAAGTGTACAAGGTTGGACTAGTTTATTAACATATAAACCATCTTGGATATTTAGTTTATCATCTACGTTTTTTACAACTAATAGTGGTAAATTATATCAACATTATGGATCTGCAAATTATTGTGAGTTTTATGATTTAGTAGAAGATTCAGATGTTACAGTGGTTTTAAATGCTCAACCATCAACAGTTAAAGTGTTTCAAACAATAAATTATGAAGGTAGTGGAGATTGGACAGTAAATTCTCTTACTGCAAGTTCAGGAGATGTGGGACAAGTTCCAATATCAAAATACATATTACCTACATCTTTAACAGATTTTTCAAATGAACTATTTACTAATAGTTTTAAAAGAAAAGAAAATAAATATTTTGCAAACATACTTAATAACTCTTCAGCTACATCAGGTGAAGTAATATTTGGTAACAACATGACTGGT